AAACTTTAAAACATTTCGGGAGATCAAAAATTTTAGAGCGCGACATAGAGAGATACCTGGTGCGCCGGGTCAAGGACATCGGTGGCGTGGCGTACAAGTTTGTCTCGCCCTCGAACCGTGGCGTGGCGGACAGGTTGGTGGTGCTGCCGCAAGGCGTGGTGTGGTTTGTTGAGGTGAAGAAAGACGGCGGTCGCCTGTCGACATTGCAGAACATCTTCATCGCGGAGATGCAAAGACTACAGCAGAACGTGCGCGTGGTCTGGTCGAAAGAAGACGTGGATCAACTTATCAAGGAGATGGCCGAATGTCATCAGTAAAAGAACGAGCGTTTGAACAAGCGATTAAAACGCTTACCGCATTGAACTGCCAATTTGCTGTCATAACGCCAGACGGCGTACGGCATGGAACATTGGAAATTGCCTCAACTAAAACACGCACTTACACGTACCCGCGCGGCACATTTCTTAAGTACGTTAAGCCCATAATTGAGCATGTAAAAGTTGGCGACGTAGTGTCTGTTCCAGGCGGCGAGTTTTCTTTAGATCAGCTACAAGGCGCAGTGTGCAACATCGCGTCAAATCTGTGGGGTCGCGGAAATTATACGACCTCCAAAGTCGATGATGCTGTTGAACTGTTGCGACTTGCGTAAGGAGATGACGGAATGAGCTACGAAGAACAGCGAGCAATTTTGATTCAGTACCTGCAAGTGATGATCGCACGGTGCGACTGGCATGGTGTTGCGGACGTGGCGATGGACCTGCGCGAGATGGAAGCCGAACAGCGTGGTGCGAAATGACCGCTTACTTCTTCATCGGCTACGCAGTTGGCATCCTGCTTGGCTACGTCGCATGGGCACCAGAGACACGGTTCAAACAAAATTTCGTTGATGGACTGACACTGCGGTTTTTGTGGAGACGGAGATGAACAAACGAATCCGTGAACTTGCCGAACAAGCCGGAGCAGAGTTTGAAAAGACTAACGGGCTGAACGATTGCCAACAGGATTCATTGGTCGGCGATGAAATAGAGGCGTTTGCCGAGTTGATTATCAAGGAATGCTTGCGTATCGCTGATGAAAACGGCGCTTATACGGCGATGGACGCCATCATCGAACGGTTTGGAGTTGATCTATGAGCATCGAGGCAATGCGACAGGCGCTTGAGGCGTTGGAGACACTGGCGCGGTATGAGAACCCCGAAACACGAATCCAGGTAAGGAAGCCGAAGGAAGGCGGGCCAATAGTGACCATGTATCCGCACAAGGTAGCATTTGATGCTGCCACCGCCCTCCGCGCTGCCATCGAGCACTACGACCAGACCGCGTTGGAGTTGTGCGAGGAATGCGGCTGGAAGGCGATCATCCCCGGTGATGGATGTTTGGTCTGTGCGCGACAGAAAGCAGCGCGCGAATGGGTCGAACTGACGGACGACGAAGCGCGTGCTCTGGTTAATCGAGCGACGTTCGGCGATAGAACAAACTGGCAGGCGCTGGTTTATATGGTCGATGCAAAGCTGAAAGAAAAAAATGCGGCTTAGACCCTACCAAGACGAGGCCGCAGACTTCCTGTTCGCCAACGACCGCGCGATGATCCTCGCGTGGGTCGGTGCGGGCAAGACAGCGACCGCGCTCACGGCCATGAAAGCGATGCTGGACGAGCGCCACGCTCGGCGCTTTCTTGTGCTCGCGCCGCTGCGGGTCGCGCAGTCTGTCTGGCCGGCAGAGGCCGCGCTCTGGGCGCCAGGTCTTGAGATCGCAGTCGCCATCGGTTCGCCCGCCCAACGGGCGCGAGCGCTAGCCTCAGGCGCGCCAGTAATTGTGACCAACTACGACAACCTGCTGTGGCTGTCGGAGCAAAAGCTCAACTTCGATGCGGTTGTGTTTGACGAGCTGACGCGGCTCAAGAACCCGTCAGGCAAACGGTTCAAGGCGCTGCACAAGGTCATCGAGCCCATGCAGATCCGGTGGGGGCTGACAGGCTCGTTCACCAGCAACGGCCTTGAGGACGTCTTTGGCCAGTGCAAGATTGTCGATCAGCAGATGCTGGGCCGCAGCAAGGGCGCCTTCTTGCAGCAATACTTTCACTGCGTCAACCGCGACTTCGGCGACTACGTACCACTACCAGGCGCGCTTAGCGCGGTCATGCAGCGCATCCGCCCGTGGACGTACGTGCTCGAGTCGCATGAGTACCGCGACACGCTACCGCCGCTTCACACGCTGCCGATCAAGCTCCAGATGCCTATGGAGCCCTACAAGACGCTCAAACGCGAGATGGCACTCATCTACCCGAACGCCGAGGTCATCGCCGCCAACGCCGCTGCGGTGACGTCCAAGCTCCAGCAGATGAGCGCGGGGTTTGTCTACGACACGGCCCGACAAACCGTCTGGCTGTCAGACCACAAGCTCGATGCGGTCGCGGATCTGCACGCCGAGAACCAGCGAGCGCCGATGCTGGTCTGGTATCAGTTCAAGGCAGAGCTGGCTGGGCTACAGGCGCGCTTCCCGCGCTTGCAGACGCTCACCAACGACGACTCGATCGCGCGGTGGAACGCGGGGCAGATCGAGATGCTGGCGGTCCACCCTGCGTCTGCCGGGCATGGGCTCAACCTGCAAGGGCAATCGCGCATGGTGTGGATGTCGCTCCCGTGGTCGCTGGAGCTCTACGAGCAAGCGGTCGGTCGGTTGCACCGAGGCGGGCAGCGCCATGACGTGTTGAACTATGTGCTCACGACCGAGGGTACGGTCGATGAAACGATCTGGAAGGCTTTGCACGAGAAACGAGAGGTATCTGATATGGCACTAGAGGCGCTTAAATGAACCGATGGACTGAACAGCTAAAGGCCGCTCGGGCCGAGGCGCGCATACGGCAGCGGGAGTTCAACGCCGCCCAACGCGCGCTCAACCGGGTGCTTGCGGAGATTGCAAAACTGGAGAAGCGATGTGAATTGGCGCGAACTACAACGAAGGCTTAATCAACTAACGGAGAGTGAACTATGGCAACTGATCGAAGCGGAACTGGCAGGCAAGAAGCGCGTATCTTTGATCGAGCGGATGCACATGCGGGCGGCAGCATTACGCACTACCCGGGAGCGCCTGGATCTCTTGAAACGTGCGACGCGATCTACGCCGTAGGCGTGGCGACTGACGTGCAGAAGACGTGGCGCCGGTACGGTTGGGTGCCACCGTCGGAACTTCCCGAGTACCATGACAAGTGGGCACGCGCCCAACAACCCACACGCATATCGGAGGTCGGACGTGGTTGATTACAGCGAAGGCTATCTGAACTTGAAACAGATCGTGGACGAGATTTGGGAGGCGATGATGGCTAACGATCCCATTCGCGCACGTGACCTGTGCGCAGCGGTCGTCGTCGAGGCGCGGCTGCTGCGTCATCAAATTGGAATCCAGCATGACAGCAGCAGTCAAAGTTGAGCGGTACTTGCAGGACCGTAAGAAGCCCGTAACGCCCAAGCAGATTGCGGATTACTTTCTCTACAGCCGTTCAACCGTCAACAAGGCACTCAATGAACTCGAACAAGCAGGCAAAATCGCGCGCACCCAACAGCGCACCTGGCACATCTGTCGCATGGCCGTTCCCCCGCCAGCCGCTCCCGCACCAGCCCAACAGCGTGCCACCTACGACCGACCGATGCTCAACTCGTACCCGCACGCACGCGGATATGATGATTGAAGTAGGAGAAGCTAAATGGTAGACATGGTGAACCACCCGCCGCACTACACACGCGGCGGCGTGGAGTGCATCGACGCGCTCGCATCAGCGACCGCAGGGCTGGAAGGGCTTGATGCGGTTTGCACCGCCAACGCCATCAAATACTTGTGGCGCTGGAAACAGAAGAACGGCGTTGAGGACTTGCGGAAGGCTCAGTGGTATATCAGCAAGCTCATTGAGACATCTGTAGTGCCGCAGCCCGACCTTCTTCGACGCGCCGCGCCCAGCCCCGACCAAACGTGGGCCAAGTGGGCAGCGTCTGAAGATAGACAAGACGATTGTCTTGGAACTTGTTGATGACATCCGACGCCGGCATGGCAGCGACGGCCTTCAGCGTCATGGGGCCGATCGCGCCGTCCGGCGTCACGCCGATCACCTCTTGCAGGAGCTTGGCCGCGCGGCCTGGGCCTGAGTTGATGGCGGTATCGAAGACCACGTAGTCGACGCCCGCCGGCAGCTCATCGCCCTTGACCTTATCCCAATAGCGTTCCTTGTAGAGCGGCGCCACGTCGTTGGGCGTAAGCTCCCGCATGTCTTGCTCGGTCACGGGGCGGCCGCACCACTTCTCCCACGTCGCCTTGGTGCAGCCCAAGTTGGTGATGCCGCCGGGGTCGGACGGGTGGTTTACATAACCGCCCTCGTGATGCAGCACAGCCGCCAGTGCCCGCTCCCAATTCTCTTTCATTTCTTGCTCTCAATCGTCTCTTGCTTAGCCTTGCTGCCGGCGCTGCTGCCAAAGAAAAAGTTGAGGATCGTGGCCACCACAGTCGCCAAGATAAAGCCCAGCACCGTATCAGCAAAGCGCACGTTGTCGGCGGGGATCGTCACCATCGTGATCATAAAGATGTAGCTCGCTGCGACCAAGGACCAAAAGGTCGCCAGCACATAGACGAACGACTTGCTGATGCCGTTGCCGTTGATGAGCGCCGCGATCTGCATCGCGCGGGCGTCTGCCGTGTTCTTGTTCGCCTGCTCGACCATGAACTCTTCATGCTGCATCGCGCGTTCGCGCAGGCGCGTGATGTCCTCGGCGTTCATGTCGGGCTTGAGTTCTACGCCCGTCTTTTCTTGCACGTAGTCAAGCCCCTTGTCCACGACCGCTTGCGCGACCTTGGGCAGATTGTTCTGGATGAGGGTAGATACGATACCAGCGACGATGGGTAGCATCAGT